CTAGAAGTGCAAAAGATAAACCATTTAAGACGTTAACATATTGGCAGTCATGGCCAGAACAAATCAAGAAACTTAAACTTGCGGTTGACCCTTCCGAGGGCAAAGGCGATAGTACGGCTTACGTTGTCGGTGGAGAGTTTAATGGTGGATGTTATGTTAAAGACGGAAAGCTTGCATTACACAACCCGTATCAATTAATGGACGAAATAGTAAGACTGGTTAAGGAATATCCAGATATTGATGAAATTTTGCTTGAAAGTAATTTGTTTAAGGATTTATTGAAAACAGAACTTATTAAAAAGCTTTGTGAAAACGATTGCTACAGAACAGTAGCGAATAATCCAGCCACAGAGAATAAAGAAACCAGAATTTTAAAAATGGAGCCAGATATAATTGGTGGCAAAATCTTATTTAACGAATTAAATACTACTTTTAACGAACAAGTAAAAGATTTTAGTATAAAGCCAAAATGCAAACATGATGATGCACCAGATGGATTACAAATTTTATTTAAAAAATTAAAGACGCCTAGCTATTATATGGCATAAGTATTAAAAATATGATATAATAAATAAGTGGAGCACAAGGAGTCATGACCTTGTTAAAACAGTTTCCCAACTGGCTCCATAATAAAAAAATGGGACAATACTAGGGAGGTATTTTTATTATGGAGAAAACTAAGATTTGTACGAAATGCGGAAATGAATTTCCTGCAGCTACTGAATATTTCTATAAAGCCAATGATAAACATGATGGACTTCAAAACATATGTAAACAATGCAACAAGATTTATTACTCAATAGGCAGAAAAAAATATTATGAGAACAATAAAGATTACAAAAAGGAATATCAAAAGGAATACTATGACAACAATAAAACAGATAGGCTAAATTATTCGAAAGAATACAGAGATAATAATAAAGATGTTATAAGCGAAAGAGGCAAAAAATATCGAAAAACAAACGAGGATTATTATAAAAATTATAATAAAAAATATCGTGAAGAAAACAAAGAGGCAATATCAAAACGATATAAAGATTATTATATTCAAAACAAAGACGAAAGATTATCATATGCTAAAAATTATAGAGAAACCGAAATGGATAAAGATAAAACGCGTGAATATAATTTAAAATATCGGATAGACAATGCTGAAAAAATGCGGGAAAATAGAACGGCATATGTAAGGAGTAGGCGATTGAGAGACTTTAAATATAAATTGAATGAGACTGTGTCTTGTTCAATTTATCAATCTTTGCAAGGCAATAAAAAGTTAAAAAAATGGGAATCGCTTGTAGGTTATAAACTGAACGATCTTATAGAACATCTTGAGAAACAGTTTGAGCAGGGAATGACTTGGGAAAATCATAGTAGATATGGTTGGCATATAGATCACAAACGACCAATTGATAGTTTTAATTTTACAAGTTCAGATGAAGAAGAATTTAAACAATGTTGGTCATTAGATAATTTACAGCCGTTATGGGCTTTAGATAATCTGAGTAAGGGCAATAAGTGGTAAAAATATAAAAAATAATTAACACTCATTATTATGGGTGTTTTTTTATGCGAATTTTTGAAGGCAGGTGGTGAAATTGTTGATAGAAAAATCAGATACAAAAAGCAAAATGACATTTACAGATAGGATTAATGTAATAAAATCGGCATTTTCGGGTTTAACGAATCAATCGGGTTTAAGCATGACACAGCGATTTACTCCAACATACGGAGAACCACCTCGGAGATCAACAAGTGAATGGATGGAAATGTATAACAAAAGTCCTCGCATGAATCCAATACATCAAATTGCTTCCGACGTAGCTACTTCGGTATATGGACTTTACGACAAAAAAGACATAAAAAGAACAAACAAATTAAAGGACAACTCAATTGAATTATTACTAAGAAACCCAAACACTGACAAGACGATAACAGAATATGCCTTGCTATATGTTACACAAGTATATTTAATGTTGCCGAGTGGTGAAGCTTTTTGGATAAAAGAAAGGAACGGTTTGGGCAAAATAACCCAACTTTGGCCCGTACCACCTGGATGGGTCAATGAAATACCAAGTAGTTCAAAACCATTTTTTACAATATACGCACAAGGCAATATGCAATCAGCGCCTGTTTATGTATTGCCAGAAGATATGGTTTATTTCAAAAAGCCTGACATAACAAATCCGTATCTAAGAGGCAGAGGCCGAGCGGAAGGAATCGCTGACGAAATTGAGATAGACGAATATCAAAGTAAATATCAAAAAAGGTTTTTCTTTAACGATGCCATTCCTTCAATGGTTATACCAATGCCAGGTGCTGACGAGCCAACTATTAATAGAGCAGAGGAAAAATGGAATCAAAAGTTTGGAGGATATAACAACAAACACAAAACGGCTTTTGTAAATTGGGAAATGAAAGCACAAATACTAAAAGAAACCAACAAGGATATGGACTTTATAGAAAGCCGCCGCTATTTGCGTGATGTTTCCAACCAACATTTTAGTATACCCCCAGAGTTGATGGGTATTCTGGAAAATAGCAACAGGTCAACGATTGATGCGGCCTATTATATTTATACAAAAAATGTTCTTCGTAAAGAATTGAAATTTATTGACGATACTTTGAACATTCAATTAGTTTCAGAATTTGGGAATAGTATTTTTTTGGAGCATGATAATGTTGTTCCTGAGGATGATGAATTTGAATTGAAAAAAGCTACCGAAGGTTTAAAAAATGGCGGTATAACAGTGGATGAATGGAGACAGGCTAATGGATGGGAGCTATTGCCAAATGGCAAAGGTAAAATACTTTACACGCCACTTAATATGATCCCGACTCCATTAGACGGCAGTGCTGTTACAACTAACTTAGAACCAGTACAACGAGAACCAATAGAAACACAACCGCCAGAAAAGCCTAAAAAAAAAGCACTAACACCCGAAATTAAAAATCAAATGTGGAATGTATTTGACAAGGCCGCCATTAAATATGAGCGGTCTTTTGAATCTGCCGCAAAAAAGTTTTTTCAAGGTCAACAGGAACGAGTAAATAAGTCGATTGAAAAGTCAGTCAAGGCATATGACGAACCACTTGATTGGGAAGAAGAAAACAATTTGTTAAAAGCTTCATTATCTCCTTCGTGGATGGCATCGTTAACAGAAGGCTTTGAAATGGCAAACGCAACTTATTCTTTGAGGCTGTCATTTGATTTATTTAACCCAAAATTCAAAAAGTATATTGAAAAGTATGGATTAGATAAGGCTAAAAACATAAATAATACCACGAAAGACAAGTTAAGAAAGTCATTATCAGAGGGAATCGGAACAGGAGAAGGAATCCCAAAACTTAGAGACAGAATATCAACGATTTACACAGAAGCAAAAACAAGCCGAGCAACATTAATTGCACGTACAGAAACAGTATCAACCATTAACGCAGGAGCATTTGAGACTTATAAAGGCGCAAAATTAGAGCAAAAAGAATGGCTAGCAACGTCAGATACACGCACAAGGGAAACCCACGCATCGATAAATAGAGAGGTTGTTGATATTAACAAACCTTTTTCAAATGGTTTGATGTACCCAGGAGACTCAAGTGGAAGTGCAAGCGAAGTTTGTAACTGCAGATGCACAATTTTACCAGTCATACCAGATTAGGAGGTCACAATATGAAAGATATAGAAAAATCACGAGAAGAAATGCTAAGAAAAGAAATAAATGATATTTATTTATCTAACAAAAATTGGATATACCAACATTGCCAAGTTGTAACATTAAAAACGCAGCAATGTATTAATGGGAGGTGGAATAAAAATGAGTAATATAAATCAATATGCACCAGCTAGTTCAGCGGTATTAAACTCTGCATCAGAAACAGTTTACGAAATTGATTATGTAACAGGAGCAAGAATAACTACAACTAGCGACCATAAGTACATATATCAAGGTAAGTTTTTCCAGTTTGCACAAAAATTAGTTATATCGGCAGGAGCAACATATAACTATGTTTTTACTACGCCCGATGTTGCGGTATCACAAATACATTATAGACCCGCACTAATAACATGTAGCGTTGATAAGCTTGATGTTCAGTTTTATGAAGGTTGTTCCACTGCAGTCGGAACGGTTGTTACAGCTCAAAACAGGAACAGAAACAGCACAGCGGTTTCAACTTTAATAGTTGCTCAAAATGTAACTGTTTCATCGTCTGGAACTTTATTTACTGCATCATATATTCCTGGCAGCACTGGAATTGGTGGGGCAAGGTCTGGCGGTGAATCTGGAGTAGAATACGAATGGGTTTTAAAACCAACTACTAATTATTGTGGAAGGCTGATAAATGGAAGTGTAGCAGATAATACGGTTAACATTATAATTCACTGGTACGAAGAAACTAGAACAGCGTAAAGGATGGCGATGAAATGGATAAAATTAACAAAATATTTAATTTTGAAATTAAACAAATGGGCGAAGAATCTGACAGGACATTGAGATTTGTAGGGAGTGACGAAACGCCAGATCGTGACAATGACATTATGGAAGTAAATGGTTGGAAACTGGATGAATATTTAAAAAATCCAGTTTTTTTATGGGCGCATGATTACGATAAACCGCCTGTAGGGAAAGCAATAAGCGTAATAATTGATGCTGCAACAAAAAAGCTTTTATTTGATATTAAATTTGCTACAGCTGAAGAATACCCATTTGCAGATACTATTTACAAACTTTACAAGGGCGGATATTTGAATGCAACAAGCGTTGGATTTAGAGGAACTAAATTTGAAACAAGAAACGATGAATCTGTAATAAATATGCCAGAGTGGCAACGCGGACGTAGATATAAAGAACAAAACCTTTTGGAATTATCCGCAGTACCTGTACCCAGTAATCCAAATGCATTAATGCAAGCTAAGTCTGCAGGAATAGAAACGGATATCATTGAAAAAGCGGTTAAAAACGCGGAACTCGAAATTGATAACGAGCACCAAACAGTAAAAATTCATAAAGAAAATGGAGATACAAAAGAAGTTACTTTTGATTTTTTGAAATCTCTTAATGATGAATCCATAAAATTTTATGGAGATTGGAAATCTGGTGCAACTCTTTCCACTAAAACAAAAGCCATGCTTGATGAAATCCATGTAGGGCTTGCGGGATGTGGCGATCGATTACGAAAATTTAT